CACTCCTAAAGAAAAAATGCTATTGGTTTTTCCAGGCGAAGTTTTTCATTTTACAAGTCAGAACGACACTGAAATAGAAAGAGTGTCAATATCCGGAAATTTTTTACAAAGAAAGGCGTAAGATGCAGTTACAATCATTATTTATAACACCAGTCATGATGACAGAGGTTAAAGGCCATGGTCATTTAATAGATAGACTATACGAAATAAAAGCTAAAGACGAAAAAGGCATGCCTAGGTCTAATGTTGGAGGTTGGCACAGCAATGACAAGCTTTACGAAGATGAAGAGTTTAAAAGCACGGTAGGTGATATACTGTACAAAGCCAAAGAGTGCTTTGGACATTTAGATGTGCAGGAAAAATACGTGCCTGAAATGACAGGATTATGGGGTATGATAAATCCACCAGGATCTAGGAATAACGTACATACACATCCTTACAATTATTTATCTGGAGTGTACTATCTAAAAGTACCTCAAAATAGCGGTAATTTAGTGTTTCTAGAGCCTAAACCACAGGCAGAGGTGTTATCACCCCCAAAAATAAAAGAAGCCTCTATACACTTAGCACACAGCGTAACTTGGGAGCCAAAAGAGAATTCCTTGATTTTTTTCCCATCATGGTTACAACATGAAGTACAATATAATAACTCTAAAGAAGATAGAGTTATTTTAAGTTTTAATATTAATTGGAGAGAAAATGCCGATAATTGAAAATGCCGAACAAATAGGAACAGTGACCTTAGAAGATGGTCGAGTAATTCCTAGATACAAAGTTAAAACAGAAACTACATTAACGAATACTGAAACTGGTCAGGAGTATGAATCAGAAGAAGCTATGCAAGCTGATATAGATGATCCAAACACTTCAACAACTGCTGAAAAGATCAGACGAGATGTTAAAGTATTTGCTCCATCTTTAAAAGATATGTTGGGCCAAACTCCGAAATCTTAAGATTTTTTACAATTACAATCATCACAGCAGTGCTGTTCTGTATTCTTAATGTGTCTTTCAGTATCTCTTTCAACAGCTAATAGTCGTTCGTGATATTTGCTCACCTTATCTGCAAGGTAGGCAATGGCTTTATTTATGTCTTCGTTTTCCATATTTTCTCCTGTGATTGTTAATTTTGGTGAGAACCTAATGTAAGCATATTTTTATGTTCTGCAACAGAATTATTTTAAATTGTTTTCTTGACAACCTAACTATGTTATACATGTGACAAAAGAATGATTAGTAAAACTATTGTAAGTGGTAGAATTATAAAAAAATACAAAATACCCTTAGATCAAATACAAGAATTAAACGATAAGTTTGAAGAGAATAAAAACCTATTAGAAAGTAAAGGTGAAAAATTAGCTGGCAGATTAGACAGCGAGTTAGAGGCTACTAAAGTAATTGAAACATTACCTATTTTTGAAACGATAAAACAATGTATGAATGAATACATGGTGTCTTTAAATAATTTTGCTATGACACCAAAACCAATTTACAATTTAAAAATTATAACAATGTGGATCAACGATATGCAACCTCATGAATATAATCCTATCCACACACATCATGACGGAACAGGTTGGTCAACTGTTATGTTTTTAAAAGTTCCTAACTTTATTAATGATGCAAAACATAAACACAAGTTTAGAGACGGTGCACTTGGGTTTGTATTTCCAGACAATGAAACTAGGTTTTATGAACCCGATGTGGGTGATTTTTATATCTTTGAAGCATCACATCAACATTTTGTATCTCCTTACAAAACAAATGATAAAGATCCAACACGAAGATCTATGTCTTTTAATTTTATTATAGATGACAATTAACATTTCTAAGCATGCAATATTTACAGAAGAAATTTATTCTTTTGAGATGCCAAATTTTAATTTTTGGAAAAAAGAAATAAATACAATTGTGAAGGTAGAGGATAATGACTTACATAAACACTCTACAGATTTAAAATTTTTATCTAATGTGCAAGCAAAGAGGACAGCTTGGGACACACATTTAAAGTATCCGTCAATGCTAAATATATCAAAAGAGTTTATTAAAATAATTCAATCATTTGTTGAATCAGAAAACTTTGATGTTCCAAAAATAAAATTAACTGATCTTTGGATTAATTGGTATGCAAAGAATCAAATGGCTATGCCGCACTGTCACAATAATCATTTTTCATTAGTTTTATTTGTAGACGTTGAAAAATCTAATACGTCTTTTTTAATAAATAAAGAATATAAAAAATGTTTTTTAATGAAAAGAGATGACATCAATACCTTTAATAATACAATTGTAGATATAAAAGTAAAAGATGGAACATGTATAATGTTTGATGGTGGTCTTCATCACTCTACCACACCTAACCTTACAGATCATAAAAGAATAACTCTTGCAGCTAATTTTGAAGTAAGTTATCCTATTTTAAAACAACATGTTCACTGATAAAAAAATAACATTTTGTGCAGTGGATGAAACCATGCTTGATATATGGCCACATCCACAACCAGCATCTAGATTCTTACCAGATGAGTACAAGAAATTAGAAAAGTTTGCTTATGGTGAGGAGTTCAGAGCTACAGTAAAAGCTTGCATACCTTTTTTAGATTCCATGACAGCAGGCTATATCATACCTTTTGATCAAGATTACATAATAAGCCCAGCTGGGGATGAGTTTGATATCTTACCATCAAACATGAATAATGATGATGTTTCTTTTCACAAAGATTATCAGCTGCCTAAAGCTTGGCAAAGTTTTATGAAAGGACAAAAGAATGCTGGTAAGTTTATGAATAAATGGCTTATTAAAACACCGCCAGGTTACAGTTGTTTGTTTGTAAAACCTCTAAACAGATTTGAAAGTAGGTTTGAAGTTCTATCAGGAGTTGTTGATACCGACGTTTACATCAACACAATAAACTTTCCTTTTATTTTAAATAAAACAGATAAATCATTTAGAATAAAAAAAGGTGAAGCAATGATACAAGTTATACCTTTTAAAAGAGAGTCGTGGAAAAAATGGTCAGGGTTTTATTTAGAGAAGCTACATGTAAAAACGCACAACATGATTAAAAGCTCATGGGTTGATAAGTACAAAAAAATGTTTTGGAATAAAAAGAGTTATAAATAATTACGAATAATTAGAGTCGTAATCTCTCCAAGTCTCACTATCGGTAGCAGTGCCAGCGTCAATCGCATTAGAGTGAGCTGTTTGTGCAGCTTCTATTTGACCTTTTCTAGTTTCACCCCACGTTAACAAATCAGCGATTGTAGTAGATCCAACTGCATCACTAGTAGCATTTAAATTTGTGTTTCCAGTCATGTTACCATCTGAATCTTTATTTTGAATTTCATTTTGTCCTGGTAAGTCATTCCAAATAACATAGTGAATAGTATCAGGAGTCCAAGCATCAACCCAGTTTTTACCTTTATCTGCCCATGCAATAAAAAAAGTATTGTCCAAGAAAATTGATTCTTTGTTAGCGATTACAATTTGTGTAGCCATTCAAAATCTCCTAGTGTTTAATAATATAGTTAACCACCACATAAGGTGAGAAAGAGTTAGTTCCCGAAGCAGTAACAGCTCCAGTCAAAGTAGTTGTAATATTACCAGTTAATGTTCCAGATAAAGTATGAGAGTGGTTGTGACCAGTTCCTGATCCTGCGTTTTGAATAACGTCTTCACTACCACCGTTCTCACCAGTATTGTTAGTGGTGAACTGTGTCATTTTAAATTGGTTACCGTGAGTACCACCAAATTTTCTTCTTAAGTGATTGTGAGTAGCTAATTGAGCAGTGGTTAAAGAAGTGTTTGAAATACTACCTGTTACAGTTACAGCTTGTGTAGTTGTGCTTGTAGCAGCCTGGTTGTTAGTTACAGCTACAGTAATCGTATTAGCTCCACCTGTTCCTGCTAAATTGTAAGTATTACCATCAAAACCTTGTGGCATCTTACCTTGTAAATTTGGTACGGCAAAAGTTGTTGAACCATCACCAGCACCATACGTAGTAGAAATTACAGCAAACAAATCAGCGTATGTTGTTCTTGAAACGGCTGAGCCGTCACACAACAAATAACCATCAGGAGCTGTTGCTTTTGTCCAAGGCTTAATAGCCCCTACTTCACTTCTATTTACTATATCTTGTAAGTTAGCCATAATTAATCGTTATACTTTAATCTCCAACCGTTGTCACTGTCATTGTACACCAACGCAAAGCCAGAACCACTAGTTGATACTGTTAAATTAGCCTCAGAACCTTGTATTCTATGACCATTTCTATTTACAGTCAAATTATGAGTTGCAAAAGTTCCTTCTGCATCAATAAATTTAATTTGATCACCAATGGCTGCGGAACTTGGTAAAGTTATAGCAACCGCTCCTCCATTCGTATCAACAAAAATATTATCACCTGCTGATGCAGTATAATCTGCTGTCTTCTTAATCCATGCCTCACCTAAACCAGCGAGTGTAAAAATATCATACCAGTTAGTTCCGTCAGTAGAAACTAATCTGTACTTACCATTTGTAATTGTTACTGTGTTTCCAGAAGCGCCTAATCTTGCAGTTATATCAGCGCCACCTGCAATGTTGTTATAAAGTCCGTAAGTTTTTTGTGTAGCTGGAAATTGTACAATGTGAGTAGTAGAAATAGTTCCAGAAAAAATAATTTGGTTTTGTCTTGCTTCGTTGTTAGCTTGAGTTTGTGGACCGTCTGCATTTGTTAAAGTTGTTGGTCCTGTTCCAGAAAGAGTTTTTGCATAAACACCAGCAATAGCAAACTCAAATACTTGAGAAAAGTTATTGTTAGTAATAGTACCCCAAGTTCCTGAATTTTCCCCAGTGGTTTGAAGTTCTATTCTTAAACCTGTCGAAAATGTTGATGCCATTTAATCTCCTAATTTAAAATTAATGATTATTTTAAAGTTTGTCAAAACTTTTTTATGCAGCTTTATGAACTTCTGTCCAACTTATTTCACTGTTTGAGTCGTCTACTTGGCTCCAGAAGGTGCCTTGTAAATTACCTAAACTACTAGTAACAGAATTGCCAGTGATTGTAAAGTCTACATCTATACGAATATTTACGCTACCTTCAGCTGAAGTCATAGACACACTTGGCGCCTCATAACTAGTTTCTTGCCCAGCATCTCCAAGATTTGAGGTTAATGCATTTCCTGTAGGTGAAACAATAGCACCACCTGTTACATCAGCTCCAAGATTTGTTTCTATTGTTAGCGCATTACCTGTTACAGTAACAGGAGCAGATCCTGAAGCTTCCTCATCTCCAAGAGAAACTGTAGATGCGTTACCTGTAAGAGTTACATTTGAGTCTCCAGTAATAGTTGAAGATCCTAAAGAAGAGGTAATGATTTGTGGAGATGCATCTATAGTTATTGGTAAAGTTCCAGCACTAGATACTAGACCTTGTTCAGTTACAACAATTGTTAGATTGTTATCACCAGAGATAGAGAAAGTTCCTATTGAAGAAGTTGCAGATACACCTGTTACAAAAACAGAGGTGCCTGGAGTGGTAATTGCAGAAGTTAATTCAACACCCGTAATTGTAGGTGCAACATCACCTGTAAATGATAAATCACCTGGAGAAGAAGTAGCAGATACACCTGTTAAAGCATATTCCGTTTCTAATATATTCCAAAGATTATCACCCCAACCTATTAGTTGACCTGTAACTTGATTTGCACCACGACCCCAACCTGATTGGAACACACCTGTTGCATCTTCTTCGCCAAGAGCAGAGGTTAATGCTATTCCTGTTGCAGTAACATTTGAATCACCCGTAACAGTTTCTGTTCCTAAATTAGAAGTTAAGGCATTGCCGGTAGCATTTACTTCAGCAATACCAGTCGCCACAGCTGTACCGGTTGTAGAAGTTAATCCTGCAGCGGTTGCAGTTACATCAGCATTACCTGTTGGAACTTCTTCACCTAATGATGATGTTAATCCTACGCCAGATAATCCATTGTCTGCTGTTAATATGAAATCTCCATTGCCCCAAGAAGATGTGCTCCATCCAAGAGGTAAAGTAGTTCCAACACCTCTATTCCATCCTGTTAGTAATTGGTTGTCTACAATAGTAGGATTAGGCATTGTCCCCGCAGTAGATGTGAGGGCATTACCAGTTACAGCATACTCAGAAGCCTGAGATGCATCACCAATGGTAGACGTAATTGAGAGTCCTGTGACCCCAAATACGTTTGTGGTAACTAGGGAAACAGTACCAACAGAAGATGAGAGGCCATTACCTGTAGCGTCTACGGGTGCAAAGGTATCCCAAGCACCCGAATTCCAGGTTTGTCGGCCCCATCCTTGAAGAGAGGCCATAAATTATCTCCTATGCTATTCTTATGATTGCAGCGGTTGCTTCAGCAGCAGGGAACGTAATTGTAAACGTGCCAGCAGTTGAAGTTTTTACAGCACCAAAATCTAGAACACATACTGATGCGTTTGTTGTCAAACCAGATACAGTAGAACTGTTATAAATAACAGCAGCTTGTGCAGAAATAGTTGCACTTGTAAATGATATGTCAGTAAAATCACATACAGCAGAATCACCAGATAAAACTGGAGTTACGGAAGTTAAAGTTCCGCCACCCTCAGAATAAGTACCTGAGTTTGCTACTTCATCAGTTTGTGTGAAAGCAGTTGTTGATTTACTTAATGTTGCTTCATTGTCGTATAGCGCAAGTTTAAAAGTATTCCCCGTCGTTGCCGTAAAATTGTGTCCA